TTCCTTCTATAATCATGATTTCTTATTCAACTCCTCATCTGCTTTTTGGATTAATAAATTCAAGAACTCTGTCTTATCATACACATCATATAATTCCTTGCCCTCATTTCCTACCACTGCTGGCTTACTATTATTATACTCATTAAGTATTTGAACGAAATGATTAGACTCTGTTAATGACTTCAACAATAAGAAATGTGCTATCTTATCCTTAAACTGTTTAAGATAATGATTTGCTAATGGTAAGAACTGATCATCTGTTGCAAGATATGCATTTGATGGATTCTCTGGTTTATAGATCTTATTATAGAATTGAGGAGAAATTGGAAACTTAGTTCCATCAGTATTACTATTAAACTCTGTACTCTTAGTAAGATCTCTCAACTTAGTCCTGTAAGTATTATATAATGCCTTATCATCGGCACTCAATGGGCAATCAGTACACATTACCCAATCACATTCATCCAACAAGAAATTCCTTGCGAGTCTTACACTCAATGGTGAGACAGTTGATTGTTTGGCATACATTTGTGCCAATTCTGTTTGATATTCACTATTCTCAATAGAATCAATTAAATACCATCCTTCAATCAACTTATCTTTAAGAGTAGAAGCCTTAGCATTATCAACTGCCTCCATCTCATAATCTTTCCACTCATCCTTATCAAGCTTAAAATTCCTTACATACTTTCTACGTTGAGCAATATATTTATTACTATCACTATAATAACTGAACATTATCAGTTTATCTTTATCAGTATCCCAATCAGGGTACAATAAAGGTGTTAGAGTATCCTTCCAATAGCTCTCTGGTATGGGTTTCGCTGTTCCCATATATGATAATTCTTGTGTTAGTACATCTAATTGTACTTGTAAAACAGGTATTGACATCTCTAACCTACAGTCTCCGTATTATTTAGAAAGATTTAATCAGGTATTTGCAAGTCCTATAAGGATGCAACAATGGTATATGTTTATCTGGATCAATAGTTGCTTGTGGTTCAATCTTAGTTGTTGACTTCAATGTAAGTGTAGCATCACTACATCCAAGACCAGAACTGTATGTAATAGATGGACCTACTTCACCTTGAACCTCATAAGTTAACGAATCAACTGCTGACTTAAGCATTTTATTGGCAGTTGGAACAAATACCAACGATGTTGTTTTTCCATTCCAAGCAATAAACTCACAAATAGCAAAATGATCAGTATTTTGATCATTATCATTTGTACCAGATGCATTAGCACGTACTTGCTCTATTTTAAATGTAGTGCCAGAAGCCTTTGCATTTTGTGGTAATGTAACTGTATATGTATACCACTTGGTATCACCAGCAGCACCATCCCACGTGGTATTTGCATTAGCAGCAGGAACATTACCAATCCAATCATCAGTTCTTGATGTATTATATGCTTGGATCATCGTATCAACTAATACAAAATTAGTTGGGTTTGATGCTGTTGAATAATATAACAACAACGACTCTTCAGAATAGTCACCACCATTTACACCATTTCCTCTAGCTGCTTTAATGGAAAAATGAGTAGCATTTGTAGTATCCATTGCTTTAAGTTTTACCCAACGTGTCTTAGAACCAGGTGAAGTATTATTATGTGCTCCACCAAACAACAAATAATTTGTATAAGCTGTAGATGATCCTGCCGTTACAGAAATAGAAGCTACTTGATCAGCAGTTGCTCCAGTTCCTAATGTTGCAGAACAAACTGTTCCTCCACTTTGTCCATGTAATATGTGAACGTATGGAGCCTCAGTATATCCAGAACCTGAAGCAGTCACATTAATAGATGAAACTAATCCACCAGCCATAGTACATGTTGCTGTTGCTCCTGTTCCACCACCTCCACGGATATAAACAATCGGTGTTGTTGTTGGTAGTTTGAATCCACCAGCAGTACCAGTTCCAGCACCATTACTCTTAATATCAACATCCCAAATTGTTGTATCATAAGATGCTGAATCAATAATATCACCTGTGGTTATTACTGTAGTTCCTCCATTATAACCAGTAATCGTTCCAAGACCAATCTTCACATATCCATTTCCACCATTAGATGTTGTTCCTGTTGTCTGACCACCCATTGATACACCACTACCACCAGAACCTACATTAATTTCAATAGATGATGGATTACCAAGAGATGAGAAATCAATATTTCCAAACCATTTACCACCTGCACCACCACCTCCACCACCAGGAGTCCAGTAGTCATTATTATATACTGCTGTCATTATAACTTTACCGTTGGTTTCACCTGATGTAGAAAGACTTCCACTAAACCAATCACTGCGATAAGATGAAATTCCTTGGTAACCACCAGCACCACCACCATGACGACCATCACCACCAGGTCCACCACCTATACCACCTGATCCACCACCATTTCCTGTACCACCATAAGTTTGACCAGAGGTTCCGCAGCCTCCGCCGCCTCCTCCTCCACCGCCACCGATGCATCCATAGTTACCACCTGATCCACCGCCACCTAATCCTAAACTTTGGGTAGTTGCTTGGACACCTCCAAATGGATTTCCTTGTCCACCCTGACCAGTACCACCATCATATCCATTGGAACCACCACCACCGCCTCCACCTGCGCCAGCCATACATGTTCCATTTCTAAGTAATGATGTAGCAGCACCACCACCTCCACCGTGAGCACTGTTGTGACCAGATCCACCATATCCACCATCACCAGCAGATGATGTTTGTGCTCCATTTCTAGTAGTAGTTCCAGGTCCAATCTGAACACCCCATCCTGCTCCAGTAAATCCAGACAACTGACTAGTTACTAAAGAAACATTGAGTTTACCTCCACCACCACCTTGATGAGGACCATAATAGGCATTACCTCCACGACCACCATGAATCTCAAAAGTTACTGATGTTGGATTATTTACAGAAGCTAAGTTAAAGTTACCATCACTTGTCCTTGTCTCACTATAATTTCCACTTTGCCCACCAACTTCCACATTAATTCCTGGACTACCATCACTATATGAACCAGTCTGAGCACCTCCACTACCACCACCATTAGGATTGTTTGGATATGTTGCTTTTGGCCATCCATTTCCTGATTGACCATTACTACCAGTTGCTCCTGCTATTCCTGCCATTCCACCTGGAGCATTTTCACTACCAGTATTTGTAAAAGTTCCACCAGTACCACCAGTACCACCAGCAAGTCCTGAAGTTGCATTACCTTTATTACCACCTCCACCTTTTAAAAATAACTTAGATCCATCACCAACTTTTACATAACTCTCTCCACCATTATTTCCTGCTTGAGTACCAGCAGCACCAGAACCACCAGCACCATATATGTCATAAATGAGTTTATCAGGAGTACCACTAATAGCAGTTAAATCAATAGTTTGACTACCAGGACTAGTTCTTATCCATTCATTACTATAATCATATATTGGAGTACCACCAGTTGTTATTTGCCTTCCACCAATTATTGAGTTTACAGTAAATATTTCGGATATTGGAGCTGGGATAGTAGTTTGAAACTCATAATTACCAGAACCAGCAGCACCTGATGCCAAATAATAACTATCAGGTCCATTAGCACCAGTTGCCCATGATAATGGAGGATCTTGTGTTCCACCAACTCCTCCCATTCCACCTGCATAATCAAGTGCGTCATAAGTTGCCACAGTATTATCACTAAGTGGTCTCCTTAAAAGTCCATGCTTATGAGTCATCACAATACCATCACCAGTTGGATACCATCTAGTAATTCTTCCTGTTGAAGGTTTATAATCTTGTAAATATCTGTCACCACTTGCTGTTCCAACCCACTGGTTATCACCAGGAATAGAGTGATAAACAATATGACTATGTTGAGGTACACCAGCTAACTTCTTCTCTCTCATTGAAACAGTAACATCCTGTTTACCAATAAGTGTACATCCAGTACTCTCAATTACCTTATCATATCCAGTAGTAACAATCCTACCTAATGAAAAATAGTCATCTTGTAACGTCTTATCCAAATACCACCCGCCACCAGTAGTACCAGTAGATATACTAGCATTACCAATAGTAGGTGAATTAGAACCAAATACAGGTCCATTACCAACAACCTTTCTAGCAACCATATCAGGAACTTTAAATGTTCCTAGATATAAATCACCCCAAAAACCCATTACATTAGCAGTACTAATTCCTTGTAATGTTGCACCACCAGTTGCAGTGATATCTGTCATTCTAACTACAAAAGTAGCACCAGTTCCACCAGCAACAGTTACAGTAGGTACAGCAGTATATCCTGCTCCACCGTTAGTTACATTTATCGTAAGAATTTTACCATTTGAATCAACAGATCCTACATTTGCAAGTATAGTAGTTCCACCTGTTGGTGCGGCAGTAACAGTAACAGCAGAAGCTGTTGTATATCCAGATCCACCACCACCTGCAATACTAGCTACTGTTACAGTTATATCAACTTGACCACCACCAGTGAGATCATGAGGAATAACTATTGTATCATTAACAGAATATCCATATCCCTTTGATGTTACAGTAATTGTTGGAGTTCCATTTGCTGCAACTACAACTTGAAATACAGCACCAATACCATTACTAGTTGTTGTACCTTGAACATTTGCATATGTTCCAGCAGTTCTATTGGCATTAGCAACACCATTATGAGTGATCGTATTAGCCTGACCTTCAAGTGATACATCAATACCACCACTTGCTCTTCCACCATACTTCGTGCCAACAATCTCATATAATCCAGGGTAATCACTTATACTGTATTCTGTTCCATCACAATACAAATACCCTTCATGTGTATATGCAGGATCATCTCCAGTAGTATAAGCATTACCACTAGCCTCATCTAATGCTGGATATGAACCAGAACTTGATCTAACAAAACTATGGTCATATGAATTCGCACCAGCTTTTAAGTTGGTAACAATAGAACCAATAGGAGTAGTATCTGTAAGAAGATCTGTTAGATACCCCTGTCTAGCATTTCTATATCCTTGGGTCATGTGATTATACTTTAATTAGATATTCCATTACAATAAATGGAGCACAAGCAGAATCAATGGAAACTGATGCATCTGCTCCTATAGTCATTGTTGTTTCTAGATTCTCTGGATTAACAACAATAGCATTTGTTTTTACCTTATATGTATGATCTCCTTTTACTAAGTCAACACGATGACTATGAAAAGTTGGATCAGTTGCTTGGGTTAAATCTACAGTGTCAGTCTCCTCATTCATGACATCTGATACTACACGGTTTGATTGAACCTCAAAGTTTGACTGTAGAGGAACAACATCATGCAGAGATCCACTATCCCAATCCAATGGGACTCCTGGATATCCACTAGCATATGTTATAGGGACTGTATAGTTGTGTGATGCAGAAGCTCCACTACCATTGTAAATACAATTACCAAAGATTGGATCTTTAGTTTTGTTAGCATACTTTGCTGTATTCTGTCCATCAGCAGAACCATCTGTTGTACCACCAGAAGCAGACCATGTGGCATTACTGAGACATTGATATGTATACTGATTTCCACCTGGTTCCCAACCACCTATAATACAATGCCCCCAATAGATTGTTTGTTGTAATCCCAATCCTTGAGTAGTAATAGTTGTTCCACAAGGAGTTGCAGGACACCATCGTTGAGCACGACACTGTTCTTGTCCACTACCAGGATGTCCAGTACCATTTTTAGTTTCATCCAACCATCCTTGAATTGGGATTGTTGATGCATTCCTTCTACCAGTTGTACCCTGTGTCTTTGGCTCATTAGTACTATTTTCAAGAGTAGACAACATTCTTTCCCTAACAGCAGAGTGGAAGTGTGAGTGTGGATGTAGAGCATTCTCCTCAACACCTTCAGTATCAGTATAGTGAGTAGTGCCAGAGTATGTCCATGATGGTTTACCACGAACCTGTATCTCTTGACTAGGAACATTTATTTGACCAGCATAATCT